AGGAAGTGTTCCGTTATTTAATTCTGCAACCTATAGATATATAGGCTCTTATGTAGGATATTTATCTGGAGTAATAGAATCTAATATTGTTAATAGAGATAGTGTCGAAACTAGATTAAGACCTATAGACTGATCACAAAAATAATTTATAAAAACTATGAATGACAATCTTATAAAATTAATATCACATTATGAATCTTTACATGATGGAGATTTGAAAATGATAGGGCTACAACCAAAAATGGACCCAGTCGGAATCTGAACAGAGGGATGGGGACATGCTATAGTAGATAAAAATGGTAATTTTGTTAAAGGTATAGCCAATAAAAAGTTGGCTTACTCTTTAGCAAAAGTAAAAACAGTTGAAGAAGCAAATGAGTTACTATTACAAGATTTAAAACCTATTTTCCTGCTAATAACGAGGAAAATTAAAATTAAGTTAAATGATAACCAACTTGCTGCTTTAGCTTCTTTCTGTTATAACTGCGGCAGTAGCAGTACTTTATTTAATCTTATTAATAAAAAATCTGAAAATTTGTATGAATGGTGAACTACTCACTATATTACAGCACAGGGTAGAGAGTTAAAAGGATTGATATATCGAAGAAAGACAGAGGCACTATTATTTACAAAAGGAACATTAACATTCTTTAATTAATACAGTAAATAATGCATCTTTATTGCTAATAACAAATATTTACTTTTATATATTTTATTAGTGATAAAGATGCTAACTTTGCATATAGTAATAAAATTATAATGATTACTAAATAAAGATAATTAAAATAAGTAGATTTTTGATTTTAAACAACTGTAAAATGATAAATGAGTATGGAGGATATTGATGACATTTTTAAAGACGATGGTTTATTTGAAGAACCACAAAACGTTGAGGTAACACCAGACAATGAGCTAGCACAAGAAGATAATTTCTTTAAGCTTGAGAAACCTGCCGGCACGGAAGGTGAACAATCTATTGTTAGGGACTTGCTTAAAGAAATGGGTATTGAAGATGGAAAAATCACAATTGTGGATGAAAATAATGAGTCACAAGAGATAGATTTTTTCAATTTAAGTAGAGAAGAGCAACTTGATATATTAGGTTCTAGTGTAGGAGAGGATGAAGATGATAATGATTACGGATTAGCTGATCATGAAATCGAATTAGTTAATTACTTAAGAGAAAATAATATTTCTTTAAATGATTTACTAGAAAAACATAGACAAGAAATTATTGAAGAATTGAGTGAACAACAAGGTCAAAGTTATGATATAGATGCGTATGATGACCAAGAATTATTCTTGTTCGATTTAAAAAATAAGTATGATTTATCAGATGAGCAATTAGTTAAAGAACTAGAGAAAGAACTACAAGATGAAGAACTCTTTAATAAAAAAGTAGGAGTATTAAGAAAAGAATATAAAGATTTAGAAGATCAATACAGAGAGGCTAAGGAAGTTGAGTTTGAGGCTCAACAAGAAGCACAATACAATCAGTTTTCAGAAACTATGGTTGATGTAGCTTTAAATAAAGACGAGTTTTATGGTATTGAGTTAGAAGATGAGGAAAAAGAAGAGGTTCTCTCATTTTTACTGGATTTAGATGATGAAGGGATGACTCCATTTAAGAGAATGCTTCAAGATCCGGCTAAATTATATGAAGCAGCGTGGTTCTTACGTTATGGTAGAGAATCATTTGATGCTATTAAAAATGCATACGAATCTGAGATAAGTAGATTAAGTAGAGTAGATCAAAAACCCGCCGTTGTTAAAAGAACAGGCACAAGCAAAGAAAAAAGTATTTTTGACTTGGATAATTTTTAATTTTAAAACTAGATTAAAATGGTAATAGCAAATTACGTAAACGTAAAGCCAGAATTGGCACACAGTAGAACCTATGAGGATTTCTATAAACTATTAGGTGCAAGACCTAAAATGATGGGAGTTATGGCAAGAATGTTCCAAAACAACACAGCAAACTTTATTACTGAAGGTTTGATGAACATTTTTTATAATCAAAAAACTGCCAATAAATTTCAACCAATTAATTCATTGATGGTTGAATGGGAAATTGATGTTGAATTTGTAAAAAGAGTTGAATTTGCAGCTGCTCCTAGTGGAACTGGTGCAGGTGGTTCTGAAATCACTATGTATTTTAAAGAAAGATACTATGAAAAGTATGATACCTTTAAAATTGATGGTTCACGTCAGCAATGTATTGTTAAAGCTACTCCAGAAAGAAGAGGTGATAATCTTTGGGAGTACACAGTACAATTAATTGATAGTGACTATTCTTCTGAACTTGATTTATCAGCATGTCAAATGGGTATGACAACTAGATTCTTATCTAATATTATGCCTGAATACCATGAAGAAGGATACACTAAGTATCAATCAAATATTGAAAAACATCGTAACTGGATTACAGAACATAGAAATGATATTTCTTATTCTTCTCGTTACGCACAAATGGAAGATCAATTCATCAGAATTTCTCAAGGAGATGGTGCTGGTGATTTAAAAGAAAAGATCTTTAAGTTGAATAAGATGGAAAAAGATTTGCTAGAAAACTTCCAAACAGCTAAAAATAACCACTTATTGTGGGGAAAAACAACTATGGATAAGAATGGTAAATCTACAGTTCTTACTGAAGACGGTCGTCCTTTGATCGCAGGTGATGGTGTAATTCCACAAATTGAAAGATTTGCATCTAAATTTAAGTATGCTAAGATGAATGTGAACGTTATTAATACAGTAATGGATCAGATGAATCAAAAAGCAGCTAACTCTGTTGGAAATCACTATACATTTATTGTAAATGATAGACTATGGGGACAAATCAATACATCACTTGGTGATTGGTTGAAATTGTGGGGATCTACTCCAACTATGATGTACTCTAAAGCAGCACAATCAATGGTTAAGGTAGAAAATCCTATTAAAGTTGGTGGAACATTTGTTTCTTATGAAATTGCAGGTAACAATGTTACATTCATGGTTGAACGTGCACTTTCTAAAGAATACGATAAAAAAGGATTTGGTATCTGTTTAGACATGACTGCTGATATTTCTACTAACCAACCAGCTATTGGTGCATTCACTATCCAAGGTGCTGAGTTCGTTACTTCTAAATATCCAGGTGTTGGTGGAGTAGATGGTATCACTTCAGGTATCGTTTCTAGTCCAGTTGCAGGATCTAAGTTAATCGTTGCTGGTTATTCTGGTATCGTTGCTTTTGCTCCGTATAAAAGTTTTATTTTAGAGCAAGTTTAATTTAAAATTTCAAAAAAATTCCTTAAGCATATAAGTTTTATAAAAAATATTTTCTAATTTTGTAGAAAATAAAAATTATGAAACATTATCTTTATAAAATTACAAATTTACAAACTAGTCAATTTTATATTGGAGTTAGATCATCAAACGATCCAGCAACAGATAAATATATGGGATCTAGTAGTGTATGAAACAAAAAATGAATAAAGGAAAATATCCAATATTTGAGGAAAGAAATTTTAGATGAATCTTTTTTAGATAGAAAATCTGCTAATTTGGCAGAGGTTGACTTATTAAAGAAGTATGAGTTTAATGAATTATGTATTAATTGTTTATATGATATTATCCCAAGCCATCTTGGAAGAAAACAATCCAAAGAGTGAATAAAAAAGAGGATAAAATCCGGAAATCAAGCTAATATGTATGGTAAACATCATACTGATGAAACAAAAAAAGCAATCTCTAATAAATTAAAAGGGAGAGAAGTTTCTAAAGAAACTAGAGAAAAAATTGGAAATGCCAATAGAAATAAGGTTGTAACTGACTTACAAAAACAGAGACAATCAGAAACTATGAAAAAGAAAATTAAATCTGGTGAAATTAAGAAGACTTATAAACCTATAATTGTTGAAAATATTGTAGATGATACAATAGAATACTTTGATGGATGTATATTATTTGCAGAAAAGTATAATTTAAATTATGGTTCAGTAAAATCATCTTTAAGATTAGGAACAATCTATCTAAAAAAATATAAAATAACCTATGCGGCTTCTACTGGTAACAGTAGTCGAAAATCGGGTGAACACGGGGAAACTCCTGAAATGGACAATCCCGTAGGAAGTCTAGGAAGTGTAATATAGTACTAGAAACCTCTAACGACTAACAGGTGAGTAACACAAACAATAATCCTGACACGAGTGCCCGACGTCCTTATATAAAATAGGACGATGATATAGTCTGGACTGCAACTATAAATAAAATTGCAGAAGTAGAGGATAAAGAGCCACTACGTTAACAAATCGATAAATCATTCATTCTTGAAGAAGTTTAATAAAGAAATTAATTAGGGAGAGGATTTCCTCTCCCAATTATTTAGATAATCACAAAAAGATTATAATTAAAACAATATATAAAAATTACATGATATATGAGTAATGAAATAATTCTTAGAAGTGCCTACGGTAAAGTTAACCAAATCTATTTTATACAACCATGCCCAAATCCAAAAACTGGCAGATTGCCAGAATGTGTAAAATTGGTGGACACACTAGGTAATATGATTCTGTCAGAAGAAGAGATCACTAAAATGGGTAGGGGTGAGGCTCACTATATTCCTGCAGATTATGTCTTTGAAATTACAGATGGTACAAGATTTGATCTTGATGACGTAGTAGATGCAGCTAAATGGGCAGCTATCGAATATTGTAACTGGATTGCCAAGGATAGATTCCAAAGAGATGAAAATGGTGATTTAGTTATTGATGGAAATGCTAAAAAATATGGTATTGCCGATCTTTATGTCGAAAGACCTGGAGAATTTACTAAAGCTAAGATTAGCAAGAAACAAATTATATTTAAAGCTTTAGCTTATATATATGAAGATTCAGAATCCGAAAGAATTAAAAAGTGTAGAGTACTTGGAAGAAACTTATCACATGCAATTCCTGCAGATGTACTAGACTTTTTAGTTGAAACTGCTGAAAAGAATCCAAAGAAAATTATTGACTTATACGAAGGTGAAGACTGGAAGATGCAGTTATTCATACTAGATGCAATAGACAGAGGAGTTATTCGTAAGTCTGATGGAATCTATAAGTATGATGATAAAATGTTAGGTGGTTCTATAGAAGCAACAGTAACATTCTTGAGAGATATTAGATTCAAGAAAATTTTGGAATCTATCAAGATAGAAACTTATCCTGAATTACAAACTAAGCAAGATATTGAGGCTATAAAAGAAAGCCAAACAGATGATATCCCTTATTTTAATGAGGATAAAGGACCAGTAAAGAAAGGTCCAGTAAAAAAATAAAATTTAACCAAATTAAATAATAATGAAATACATTGTTTACAAAACTACTTGTTTAATTAACAATAAAATTTATATTGGTGTTCATCAAACAGAAAATCCAGAAATCTTTGACGGGTATCTCGGGCGAGGTTATTTTATAGGAAAATCTCATTATTTAAAATTTCCAGAATCCCCACTACATTATGCAATAATAAAGTATGGAGATGCAAATTTCAATAGAGAGATTTTACATACATTTGAAACTGAAGAGGAGGCATATATAATGGAATCACAAATAGTAGATGAAAAATTTATAAATAGTGAAAAGACATATAATGTTTCTATTGGTGGAAAAGGCAGACCTAGGCCAATGCAACCTGTATTCCAATTTGATTTTAGTGGAAATTTAATAAAATTCTATAATTCTGCACTAGAAGCTAGTAAAATCATTGATAGATCAGTATCAAATATTTATGCTGCAATAAATTACAAACGCACTTGTAAAAATTCACTATGAGGTAGGGAAAGTGTTATTGATATTAATGAATATCAAATGAACACAAATAGTAAATACTACCTATATAATCAAGATGGATTATTTATTGATGAATTTGAATCATCTAAAGAAATAACCGCATTTTTAGATACTAATAGTGCCAATTTAAGTAGGGCAATTAAAGCAAGCTATAAAATATCTGGGTACTTTATAAGTAATGAAAAATTTGATAAACTACAGATTACAGTTTCAAAAACTTCAGAAAAATTAAATAGGTACTCTTTAGATGGAGTATATATTGATAGCTTTCAAACAGTGAGAGAGGCAAGAGAGAGATTAAATTTAAAACTAGGAAATATTAGTACAGCTATTAAATTGAAAAAACAGTGTAATGGATTTTTATGGACTCGTAATGATAATCCAATACCAAATATAAATTAGAAATTATTGTTTAATTATAAAAATTTACGACTATCACAGCAAAACAACTTTTCGAATACTCATTAATTGAATTAAATAAAGTTCAAGCTCCAAGTCTATTACTCGAAGATTATAATTATTTTATTAATAAGGCGATAAATCAATATATTAATAAAATATATAACGTTTATGATATAAATCAACAAAAGTCTGATGATCTTAGAGTTTTAAAAGCCACAGCAGTATTAACTCCTTCAACTAATGATGATTATGATGGATCTGCACTATTTAATGCTACATATGAAGTAGACTTACCTGATGACTATCTTCACATCCTTAATTGTGTTGTAGAATATGCAACAAAGAAACCTTTTAAATGCTATGATGCAAACACTAAGGTTCATTTTGGTGCGAAGAGATTAACAGCAGATATGTTCTCGCAAATAATTAATAATTATTACATGCGTCCTTCATATAAGAATCCATACTTCTATATCAACAATGTATCTAGTTCATTAACATATCCAATTAGTAATGATGCTGAATTAATTTTACCTTCTGCAACAAAAGTTGATGAATTTTTAATTAAATTTGGAGGAACACCTGGAACAACAATTTTAACTGTTACTAAGTCAGGAATTAATTATGTATTTAACTATAATACTGAATTTACTGACTCAACTACTTTAAAATCAGCTTTAGGACTAAAATCAATTAAAGCAGTTACTCTAGATGGAAATTTGTTAATTCCAGATGCTTACGCTCAAGGAATAACTAATATCAGTGCTACTGGTAGTTATTTAACAATTGCATCCAGTACAGTAGTTGATAATACTACTCTAGTAGAAAAAGTTAAAGACACAAGATACGGAAATAGAAGTAAGGTAAGAATGGAGATTAGATATGGTAAAGATGATTCAATATTTACATTATCTAAAGTATATATTGATTACTTGAAAGCTCCTTTATTTATAAGATTGACTCAAGCTCAAGTAGATGAGGTTGAGGACAAATCACAATTACTTGAATTCCCAGATTACGTTTGCCAAGAGATTACAAATGAGCTAATTAAATTACTAATGGAAAATGGTAGTGATCCTAGATTACAAACCAATATTCCAATTAATCAATCAATAGCTAATCCAGCTCAAGAGCAACAACCACAACAAAGAAGATAATAACGTGTTTTAAATAACAAAAATTAGACAGAATGTATCAATTTACAACAACAACCGTAATTAATCAAAACCTAGATGAAAATAGTGGTCTTGCAAAATTTGCAGCAGACACTAACCTATTCATTGTAAGAAGAGTGAATAACTTTAAGAAAGATAATGTAGTAAGCGTATATAAAAGAGCTTACGAAGCAGGAGTTAAGGAAGAAAAATCTTTTGTATTTCCAACATGTGCTTCAGGTAAAGTAGTAAGAGTTACTGTAGATGTGAGATTATCTCAAAAAACAGACTCTGAATATGCTAACTACCATGTTTATTTTGCTAAACCTCAAACAATCGAGTTTATTTCTTCAGGCACAGCATCAACTGATGCAGCTGAATTTGTTAAACAAGTAAAAGCACTTAAAGATAGATTTGGCTCTGCTTATATTGGAGTGTCAAATTCTGGAGCAACTGTTACTATTAAAGCTCTTAATAACAACCAAAGATTCGAAAGTATCAAAGTTGAAGAAGAGGCTGGAATGGCAAATAACTCATTGATTGAACCGCTATATACAGCAAAAACTGTTACTGTTAATACAGTAGTTAATGGTAGGGTTGGATTTGGAGATGATGAATTTATGATTAGATCAATCATGTTCCCAACTTATGAAAATACTAGATTCTTTGGTTTCAACAAAGAAGAAAGACCTATCATTGGTGGAAATTATACTCAATTTACTGTCCGTTATGCTGTTGACAAACATATTGACGATGGTATTGTTTCAGGAGGTAAATCAATTACTACACACGTATTCTACGTTAAGCAAGATTTAGTTGCAGCATTTGAAGCTGCATTAGCTTCTGCATCTTTAACAGTTAATACTGTTGGATTGTCACTTGCTTCTGATGGAGTATCGGTTATCTCTATTGCTGGAGATGCTACTAGACAATTAACAGCTTCTGGTAATTTTGGTACAGTAACTTATAAATCTAGCAATGCTGCAGTAGCTACTGTAGATGCTGATGGTTTAGTAACTGGAGTTGGAGCAGGCAATGTAACTATTGTTGCAACTGACGCAACTGGTTTATCAGCAACTATGTCATTTACTGTAACAGCTTAGTTATAAGCCTTAATTGATTTTTAATTAATAACATAAGGGCGGGCAGGTTCTGCTCGCCTTTTTTATTTTAATAATATGGTAAAGAAATTAGCAGCGGCAATATATAATGATATAGTTTCTGGTTTAAGAGGTATAACTTCAAATCCGTCTATATCTATGGAACAATTAGAGGATGATATTATTGATGAAAGGCTTCAAATAATTAAAGAGTATTCATTAAAAAATTTAGTCCCAAGAAATGATTTACTAATGTCAATTAATTGTATTGACCTTGATTGTAAATCTTTAGATAAATGTCCATGTGGAGGACAATCATATACCAACCCACAGCTACATTTTGAAATTCCTCAGTTAGTAAATGATTTTGGAGCAGATGCAGTAGAATTTATTGGTTCTATAGATAGAGAAAAACAATATAAAGTATATACAAGCACAGCATATCAATTTCATAGATATTTAAAGAGGGGAGCAAATAAACCATTTGTATACATAGAACCCACACCAAATGAACATAATATGTATGATGCTTGAATATTTGGGGCACCTCTATTAAAGAAAATTTCTGTGATTGCCATATTTAAAGATCCAAGACAATTAGAACAATATAGTTGTTGTGATGGGGATGATTTAGAGAATTATTCATTTATTTCAGCAGAAATTAAAAAGAGACTTACTGAAAAGAAAATAAGATACTACAGAAGTCTAGCCACTCCAATAACACCTAATACTCAAGCCCCAAAGTAATATGAAGAAGTACCCATTTAAAACAGCCTATACTCAAACAAGAGAACTATATGGATTGGAACTAAATCCAGATGAATTTGAATCATTAGGACTAACTGCATGGAATAGAATTGGTAATAAAGATTGTAGATTATATAACTACACATCTATACCATTAAAAGATGAAATGGATCAATATTTTGTTGATCTACCGTGTAATGTGGATATTATAGAAGCAGTAACTACTAACTATGAAGATTATCAGAAAACAACTCCAATTACTGTAGCTGGAAATAATCAAAATGGTTGAATAGAAGGTTACATTGAATCTAGAAAATATAATACAGGGACACTCTATACTCCTGGAAAATTTATAAAGTATAGAGAAGAAGATGGTAAAATTATTCTTTCTAACAAATTTGATATAGTAAATATATTATATAAAGGAATTGTTGCGGATGAGGAAGGATTACCATTAATCACTGAGCGTGAAATAGATGCAATTGCAGTATTCTGCGCATATACAGATATGTTTAAAAGGGCTCTTGTTACTAAAGATGGTGCAAGTATGCAACTAGCTCAAATACTAGAGCAGAAATGAAAATTATTGTGCACACAAGCTAGAGTGCCAGATTATATTAATCAAAACGAAATGGATGAAATACTTAATGTTATGACTTCTTGAGATAGAAAGAGATTTGGTAAATCATTCAAGCCAATAAGGTAATGCGAATATTATTTAATCATGGATTAACAGCTGGAGAATTATATACTAATACCCCTGATAAAATTATTGATAAAAATTGAAAATGATTTATTGATCATTATGGCTGAGATAACTCTTATGAAGATGCATTAGCTAATCCATTTAAATATTGTTTTAATTTAATATTGAATCGAATAATAGACGATAAAGTAAGATTTAAAATTCCAGTATCTACAGAGGCATACATTGATTTTGAAATTGTATCTGGAGATAAATTTATTAGTCAAAAGCAAAATGGAAGATTTTCAGAAATAGACTTTATAGAATCTGATTTTACTGGATACTTTATCAACTATTTTTATAAAACTAAGGCATATCAAAAAGCTATGCCAATCTACTTAGGTGGAGAACTAAAAAAGAAATTTATTTCTGGAATTAATTCTGGAATTAAATATTATACTATAAAAGACATAACAATAGATGATTTTATAGATGAGGTCCATCAAAAATTTAATTATCTAACTAGAAATGAAGTGAGTAAATTACTTCATCATGGTTTTAGAAGAATGCACTCAGCTATAAAATTTGGATGTGCAATATCATTAATTTCAAGAAAGTTTGATCTATTAGCATATATTGGATCATTATCTTTAGTACCTGAAAAACAAATCAAGGAGTATAGTATAAGACGAGATAGAAAATTAAGAAAAATTGAAGGGTGAAAAAAGACACCATTTGATGGATACTATTATATAGGATTAAGCGAATCATTGCTAGAACAATGAATAAAAGATAATACTAAAAGTAGATCATTGACAAAATTCTATAATGTAATTCCACGGAAAATAAAAGAAGAATTATATTATAAATCAAACCATGTTTATATTTTTAGGTTTAAAAGAAAGAAATTTAAAGGATGGGCTTATTGAGCTGATGAAGAGATTGTAAGAAATTTAGAATATCTAGGAGAGGCAATTAATAGAGAGTTTATCCTATCTAACAAAACATGGAAAGAATTAATTAAAGAGTATGAAAAAAGAAGCGGTTAACACTTTTCAGCAAGGATTAAATTATGATTTAAATCCTATAACTACACCAAATAATGTACTCACAGACTGTGTAAATGGATCATTTGTTACATTTAATGGAGACGAGTTAGCTTTGCAAAATGACGCAGGAAATACAAAAATAGTTTCTCAATTTAGAGATTCTGACGGTGATCCTGCAGAGATGTGGGAAGGAATATATACATATTCTATAGGAAGTATTGTATATATGCCGGAAGATCCAGATAAATATTATATTAAAACTTCCACAGAAGACACAATACCAACAACCTTAATTGGGTGAGATGTATATATACCAAGTTATATAAAATTAACGGATAGATTTTATCCACTAGGTATTAAAGAATATGGTGGAGTTTTATATATAGTTTCTGGATGTGATTATTATGAGATAGATTTAATTGCTACTGATTGGGATGAAAAGCACCCATACAAAAAAGGAGACATTGTAAGATATCAAGGATATTATTTTAGAAGTTTAAAAGATAATAATACAACATCATTGGCAGACCCAATATTTTCAGAAGTTGACGAATATATTATGTTACACAAAGACGGTGCAATTATGAGTTTTGAATCTGACTGGGAATGGATTAATGAAAGTGAGTTGGGTAAAAAGATACAAAAAGTAGAATTTGGAAGCTATCCAAGTCCTCAATTTTCAGGATATAATATGTATTCTGGGATTGAAAAGAAGTTTACTTCCGGGACAGATTCTGGATATACATCTACAACTTACCTACTTTATCAACCTACAATAATAAACAATGAGTTTTTTAAAAGTTCTAGATATATTAAGTTTTCAAATTTTATAGACATAGATACTTCAAATGTATCATATTATTATTTTACACAGGATGTAATAAAATTTTATAAAGTTAAATTATGGCATCAGTTAAGTAATGGATTCTTAGATTTAACAAGTGATGTTGTTTCTAAATACAATACATATAGAAAATCTAAAGGACTTACTTATTTAACTAGTGTTATTGTAGCAGGAAGTGTAACATCAATAAATGTAGATTCTACAGAAGGATTTTCAGATTCTGGGACAGTGTATATAGGACAAAAAGATAAGTTTATATACACTTCTAAAACAGCCACTTCTTTTATAGGAGAATCTCAGACATTACTAGGACATGCTATTAGTGATAATGTTTATAACACATCTAATTTTTGATTTAATGAGGCGGATTTTAAATATTATTGTCCAAATCAATATAAAGGAAAATTGGCAATTTCACTGGAAATAGAAGGGATTGATACTTTTAAATTACTAGAAGTTCCAACACTGCGTTATATATCTATGACTGAGTCCAAGTTAACGTTAGCAAATGTTACAGGCTTTCCAACCTCTGGAAAAGTTTTGATAGGTAATGATTTAATTCCATACACAGCTATAACAAACAATGATTTAACAATAGCAGAACAAGTATGAAACAGTCATGATAAAGGTGAGTCTGTTTATTTGGCGGATGTTCTTGGAAGTAATATACCAGCAGGAAGTACAACTTTAGTATATGTTAATAGTACAAACGGATTTCCTAATACTGGGGCATTAAAAATAGGAAATGATACATTTTTTTATACATCTAAAACTACTAATTCTTTTTCTGGAACTGCCCAAGTATTAGAAAGTCACAAGTATGGGGAATCTGTTGGATCTATATCAGTATCAACAACACTAGATGCATTACTAGGCCCCAGATATAATTACAAAATAAAGGTTAATTACAAGAGTTCTAATACTTCATTACCAGCAGAAAATGTTGAGTTTAAATTATATAATGGTAATAATTTAATAACATCAGAAATTAATAGTATAACGAATGATATTGCTACATTCTCATATGATTTATCAGAATCAACATATAGAGAAAAGGTGATTTCTTACACAGTTAATCCAGAGTGAAAAACTCCGACCGAAATTAGATTTTCTGATTTTCCGCAAGAATGACAAAGTAAGTTCATACTTACTGGAAATAGACTTATCTCCACTTCTACTGACAAAGTTTCATTCCTTCTTTATGAAGGAAGTTGTAATGTTAATATATTAGGAATCAAGGATTACTACAAAGTATTACTTACTGACCAAGCAGGTAATTATATCGACAAGGATCAGATTCCAACTCCTGATGAAAAATGAGTGTTTGTTAAAAAACAAACTCCTGCTGTAACATTGGCTACAAATGAACACGTACTTGGTGAATATACTGTTGGAGAAGATGGTTATCCTGTTGTCGATATGAGTAATATTAATGCAGGATTGTCTGATTCTATAATTCAACTATTCCAACAAATAAAAGTAAGTGTTTATGATATTTCTTGTGATGTTAAAACAGTTGATTTGTCGTTATTTGGAGTAAACGATCCTGCTAGAATTTTATTCGGAAGTAGTATAACAGTTATACAAGACGGAAAGGAACTTACTATATACCACAAAGAATCCGATTCAAATATGAGAAATTATTTTGACTGTCATGTTGATGTAAAACCCGGAACTCCATTCAGAATTATTACAAGTGTTCAGGGATATGAATCTGTTGATATTATAAGAACTAGAGCATATGGAGGAAGTTCTAAATTTAACATTGCAATGGTTCAAGATATGGCATATTTTGAGTATATTGATAGACGTATTTCAGATACATATATTTATACACTTCAACAAATATGATTCCCTGGAAGTTATACTTATGTAAATCATAATACATTTACAGAGGGAAAAGTCACAGTAAAATATGGATCTAATTATACTGACGCAGTATTGTATTCTTGTGGAAATTTATCAGAGGGACTGTATTATATTGGAACAGAGGAAAATCGCATATTAGGGACACGAACAGTTGAGCCAGAACAGGAGAGTGTTGTTGATTGAATTGTTGTAGTAAATTTTGATGTATCTAATGATTTAGATGAGGGTTATTACACAAACATCTCTGCTGAGAGTGATTATATGGAGGTTTCAGGTAGTATATATAGAAAAGAGTATCAATTACAATGGAATTACAATGGCATTACCATCAATTAAATTACAAATAGCAAATATTATTACTTCAGCTCCCGAAAATGGGATTCTGGAGTATAAATATTCCCCGTTTAAAAATCTAAAGACTACAGGTTCTCAAGAACTTGATACAATTACAG